ATTTGCTCGGCAAAAGCTTGAAGTTTAGGATCTTTTTCTACAATGTCATTTAATTCTTTTAAATCGGTTTTTGATAATCCAGGTATTGTCTCGCCCATTTTGTTCCACAAATGTACTCTTACCGCTTGTTCATTAGTAAACCCTGATTCAGTAGTTTTTTGTAAATCTTTAGGTACATCTAATTGTTTTTTAAGAGCTTTAAAATCAGCCATTAAATTAACTCTATCAGTTGATAAATTATCCATAGCTCTATTGTAAGGATCAAATAAGTTTTCTTGATAAAACTTTAAAGCCGCTTCACCTTTTTTACCCTTTCCTAAAGTTGTATACACTAAACCTAACATGTCTTCAGCTGATGGTGGTATAAAAAATCTTTGTCCTTTCTTTTTCCCTCCTCTTAATTTTGCTTTAACATCTGAAAACACTTTTTCAGCTTCAATTCCTGTTGATTCTTCTATTATTTTATTAAAATCTTTAGATAAATCTTTAGATGCTAAGACTTGCTGAACTTGCGATTTAACGTCTAGTTGTTCTAAAACATCTCTAACAGCTTTTACATTTGATTTAGCATCATCTGCAAAGAAAAAATCATTATAACCTTCAGATGCTTTACCAATTATCCAATCAGCCTTAGCTTTTCCTTCTGATCGGCCTAAACCTGTTATGTTTTCTAAAGGTATTTCAACACCCATAGCTTTCATAAATTCATAAATAGCTTTTTGAGATTCAGGTGCTCTAGCTGTAAGAATAAATATATCTCTTTCACCTTTAGCTTCTTTCATTGTTTTGATTAAGTCAAATAAAGGACCTTTTTTCCCTTCAACAACTTTATCAAAATCAGTAAAATCCATTTTCCAACCTTCAGCAATTAACTTTTCACCTTGCTTAGCAAACTCTTCTGCGTTTAATGTTTTTCTTTTACCATCTCTTTCTGCAAATACTTTACTTTTGCTTTTAGCTATAGTGTCATCGAAATCAAATACTCTAGCTTTTTTAATAGTTTTATCACGTTCATTAGCTAATCTAAAAGCTTTATCTCTTTTGTTAAGCTCATTAAGCATTTCACTTTTAGTTAAATCTTTACTAGCCATAGAAGCTTCTTTAGTTACCTCTATATTTTGATTTCTTACTTCGGTATTTGTTTTTGAATTCTTTTTGGCCGTTTCTAAAAGCAATTTATTTACCGGAGTTGGATTAATTGCGTATTTAAAAACTTCTGTAGCAATGTTTATGTTATCTATGCTTTTTTTATTAGTAAATAATTCTTTAAGACCTTCAGTACTTAATATTTCATTTCTAGCTTGTTCTAAAACTATATCATATAAATTCTCTCCTTTACTATTTACAGTTTCTTTTAAATAATCTTTTAATTCTTTTAATGCAAATCTTTTTGTACCATAGCTAGCTGTAGGGCCAAAAGCAGCATCTACTTTGTTTAATAAACCTTTAGGTATTAAGCCTTGTACATTGCTAAGAATACTTTCACTTGTTGGAGCTTCAAACTTACCTTTTAAAATACCTAATACTTCAGAAGCTGACTCTCCAGCACTTGGGTTAAAATGCTCTCCTTTCATTTTAGCAAACTCGTTAGCTTTCCAAGTAGCGTACTGATCTAAAGTATAATCTGGACCAACTTTTTTAATTAATTTTTTAGGATCTAATTTAGCTTCTTCAACTGCTTTATCATATGCTTTTTTCCATAAAGGATTTCTTTTATCCATGGTTTGAAAACCTTCAGGTCTATAAACAAATTCCATTGGTATTAAACCTCTTTGCCCAGCTATCATACTAGTATTAGCTCTTCCTAGGTTCCATATAAAATTAATTCCTTTTTCTAGACTTTTTAAATTATTTTTCTTAGAATTCAAATAGTCTTTCTTCATTGCAGATATTGCTTCTTGAGCTTTTCTATAATTTTCTGCATCTACCTTAGGATAAGCCGCTTCTTTTTCTGATTTAGTTATTAATTCTCCTTTTCTTAATTTTTCATTGTAACTTTTAAATTGACCGGTTACATTTTGAACTTTTATACTTTTCCAATCAACATCTTTTATAAGTTCTTTCGTTTCATTAGATAATATTTTGTTTTCTTTTAAACTTTTGTTGTTTTTAAGACCTTTTTTAAAACTTTGATTATCTATTTTTAAAGCATCAATAATTCCTTTAGACTCTCCACCTTTTCCAGATGTTTTCTCTGCGTATCCAACAAGCTGTTCTATTTGCTTACTTGTTAAAGCATCAATCATTTCTTTTGGAAAAACCTTTTCAGCAAAATCTATAATACTTGATTGAAATTCTAAAAGTTCTTCTTGTCTTACTTGAGGTAGTTTATCTTCCGTATAGAAGAAACTTTCTTGATTTACTATTTTTTCTAATATAGGTTTTAAAGTTTCTACAGGAACATCAAGGTTTTTAGATATTGCATTTAAATTTTCTTTATTTAAAACTTTATTTCTAACTTGATTAATGTAACCAGAGCTTTTTACTTTTGGTTGCGAACCTTCTAAAACATTAAAGTAAGTATCATTAATAAAGTCTCCAAGCTCCGGATTGCTTATAGCTGCTGCTTTCATTGCTTTTTCACTTTTTAAAAACTCACCAATAACTTTTTCTACTTCTTTTTCTGATACTTTTTTATTTGGATTTTTTATATTATACTCTCTTGTAATATCTTTAGAGGCCATTACAGTTGATGGATCAACTTGCATCTTCTTACTTATCTCAGCTATTTCTCTAGGTTCTTTACCTATTTTTTTAAGGTTTTGCGGGGTAGCATCTCTAGTTAATCTATCAACTAGACCTTCCGCAAAAGCTGTTTTTCTAGTACCTCTTAACCCACTCTTAGCTCCAGTCTTAGGATTTATAGTTGGTGCTAATATATAATCTGATAATTGTTTTGGAGTAAAATCTTTAAACTCGTACATGTTCACACCTTGAGCAGTGTTTTCCACATACACTTTATCGTTAAGCATAGCTGCATCAATCTCAGCTTGCTTAGTTAAACGTCTAGGTGGTTTAGTAAATATTCTATTTTCAGGTTTGGTTTGACTTTCTAATCTAACAAAGAATCTAGGATCTAAAGTTTCCTTCATTTTTTGTGCCATTTTCTTAATAGAAAATTCATAATTTTTACCTCCGCCTAAAGCTTTTTTAACTTTATTAGTTAACTTACCTCTCGATGCATCTGTTATAAAGCTTTTAAATTCTTTTGTTTCAACTCCTGGTATTTCTCCTTCAAATATTTCTAATAAACCTTTATCAATTTCATTTTTTAAGTCTTCAGTAAATATTTCTGGAAAGTCTCTAGTTACTTTAGACTTTGGAGTAACTTTAGCTTTTCTTTCTTCTGAAGCTATTAAAGCTTCTTCTGGTGTTGCCTCTTCTGATTTAATATCAAACTCTTTTTCTCCCTCTGCTCTATCTTGTCCTAATCTTTTTGATTGCCCTTTAAATTCACCTTTTTTCGCTTGTGTAAGTATTTGATTAAATCTTCTTTTCAAATTCTTTTGCATATAAGCTCCAAAAGGTACTTCTTTTATTTTGCCATCTTGTTCTATTACAGGTTTGTATGTGTCTATTAATTTAGCTAATTGCTCATTAAAACCAGACTTAAACTCGTTTTCTGAAACTCTTTTTGATTTTTCTAAAGCTAGTATTTTAGGATTATTAGCTGCTTTCTTAGCCGCAGCATTAACAGAGCCTCTATTATTTTTTTCTAGCTTATCTTTAATTTCTTGTCTTAAAACAGGATCTTTTATATCTCTTACTCTATTTCCTACAGGTAGTTTAGCCTTATCTTTTATTTCTTTTTCTATGTTAAGATTAGCATCAGCTATTTCTTTATTAGATTTAGAAACTATAGGTTCTTTAGTTAAATCCTTAGAAGCCATTTCTTTTGACGCTGCTTCTCTATATTTATTTTCAGGTAAAGTTCTTTCAGGAGCCATTTTAAAAGCCTCTATATTTACAGAGTTTAAGAAACTAGTATTCTCATCTGACAAAGCAGACATAAAAGT